GTCGATTAAAAGTCTGATTCTATCAGTTCTGTCAATCATGTCCGCCCAATCAAAGTCTCTTAATGACACTTGTCTTCTGTCATGAGGAGTTGAGATAAGCGGAGTGTCAGAATGTCTAGAAGTAACTTCTACCGCATCCACACTTCCTATACGATCATAGTATTCAAACTCAGCGTTTTGTGTTTCAACCCTTACAAATGGTCTAAGTCTAGAACCTTTTTGTTGTAAAAGGTGTTCAACGTTAGCTTTGTATTGGTTCACAAAAGCTGTTGTTATATTTACAGACATACTATGTTGCCTCCGTGTTTACGTTGTTGTTATTATTAATCGCGAACGCTACCCAAATATATGGACATTCACTTGCATTTTACGTCTCTGCCTTCATCGACGAGTGGACCTTTACGGCTACCCACTTCTACCAACTATATAACTAGTTAATAAATTCGTACATACTTATTTTACACTAGCTAATCGGAGTTTCATCAGGATATGCTAATTGGAACAGATTATTCATCTTCTGTACCGCTTCAGCATGACCTCCATGGTCTCCACTATTATATGCTTGCATAAAATCACTATCCCTGTTATATCTAGCTATTTCTTGTCTAGCTTGATCAGGTGTCATGGTAAATGAACGTTGAGTAGTAGCATCGGATCTTCCTTCAGCTAAACCTTCGCCAATTTTAGCGAACATTTTAACTATCATAGGATTATTACCCATGCCAGTATTATCTAACCAGTCATTAAGCTCTGGAGAACCATACGTTTGTACAGCTCTTTGAGCTAAATCAACACGCTCATCATAAGCTTTTCCAAATTCTTTTTTCAAAGAATCTACCCATTGAGAAGCTTGACCTGCAGCGTCTTGACCTTCTGATGTTACCTTACCGTTTACATATTCGTGGTAACCATCAAATAATGTTTTAGCTTGTTTAGATGTTAATCCAGCTTGATGCGCTAAATTTTTAAATGCGCCTTCAAATTGCTCGTCATATTCTAAACCTTCAGCCATAACAGGTCTATCACCAAAGTTATATGCATCTGGTTGTTCAGGTCTGCCTAGACTGTTATAAAACTGTCCCCATTCCTGATCAGTTGCACCTTCTCCTGGTAAAGAGATTCTGTTTTTGCCTATTAGCTTTTGGCTATTTATATAGCTTTTAGCTAAGTTACCAACATCTTTAATGTCAGTTAATGAAGGGTCAGATCGTAAATCTTCAGGTATAGCAGTTCTCCAATCTTGCGTAGGAGCAGCTGAGCTACCCGCATCAGTTACAACGGACCCAGTTTGTTGAGTTATTTCACTCATTGATTGCCTCCATGTTTATCATGTTTTTAAAGTCCTCAGGTTGTTTATTGAGAAACTTTAGTATTGAAACTACGATACGTCTCATACCTTCACGGTGAGCTGTTTCGTAGGCATCGCCTGGACAATGTGTTGTCTCAAAGACGAATCCTTGTTTACAAAGATGAGATAAAACAATTTCTCCATCTTTTGATGTAAATACTTTTTTATAATGTTCGTTGAGCTTTTCAAGCCCTAGTGGTTTTTTAGCCAATTGTTAATCCTTGTTGTTTTGCTCGCTGAGCTTCAGCAACATTTTTCATAGATTGGCTTTCTTGTTGTGCACGTTCTGCCTCCATCATAGCTTGTTGTTGCTCAGCTCGCTGTTGTCGTTCTTGTTCAACTGCGTCTTTATCATTTAATATCTGAGGTGGAGCATCTAATAAATGATGGAAATATCTGAATGTTTCATCAGTATTCATATTATCTAAAAGATCAGGTTTAACTTGGAATAAAGGAACCATACTTTCAAATAATCTTGTAACTGTCATTAATTGACCTGATTTTTGTGCTCTTGCTAAAGGTGATGTATATTCTATCTTCATATTTTGACCTTGTAAAATAGAAGGCACATCAGGTAATTTCTTCTGTCTTGACATAATTTTAAATACACGATTGATTAGTGGACCTAAAAATTCTACTTGTAGTCTACCAACCATTGGTCCCATTAATCTCATTTTTTCTTCTTGTCTAGCTATAACCTCAGTAGCTGTCATATTAGGACCGCCTTTTTGTTCTGGCATCTTTAACCAATCAACATGAAATGCAGACATAATATGTTCTCTTCTATTTTGAAGAATCTCAAAACCAATATCAGGTCTAGCATTAGTTACTAATGGTTCAATCTTGTCCTGAGTGCCAGATCTATAAAAATTTAGTCCACCTGGCACGGTTCTCACAGGGAGTATGAAACCATCATCAGGAACAAGTAAAGGGGGATCGGTTACTTTTTGTGCAGCTTTAATAATAGTTTTCATCATTGTATTTACCATTTTGATATCTGGTAAAGATGTCATTGATGGTGATCTACCATATATTTCGCCTGCAACTTTTTGCCAACGAGGTACCATATATGGAAACTCATCATAGCCGCCTTCTTCAAGCAAAGCTTTTTCTTCTACTAAAACATAACAAGATTTAAAATTCTTTTTTGTTGGGTTTTTATAAGGCTCACCATATGTTTCAGAAGGTTCTACTGCATGAATAACTTCAAATTCTTTATAAGGGTCTTTTTCTGCTATTTGTTTAACTTTTTCAGGAACAGCATCACCAAATCTTTCCATAAGTTGTCTGGCTGTTCTTTTATATTTTCTGTATAACGTATCAACAAATCCTGCATCATTTTCTTGTATATAACAATCAGCTAAGTGATAAGTTCTAAATGTAATACCTTTACCTGGCATATCTTGTACCATCATAACTCCGGTACCAAATGCACCAAGGTCTAAATATAATTCATGTGCTTGACTATTAAAATTACTGCTAGGAAGATTGAATACTTGGTCATAAAGAATAGTTGTTGCTCTATCTAACCATTCTTTAACAGCAAGTTCTTTGTTTAGTTCATCATCAAATGTTCTTAATGAAAACCATTTTTGTGAAGGTGAAGTTAGGAAACTATGCAAGCCTGACGCTAACTGCTCATTGGCTAATGGTGCAGTAGTATCATAAATCAAGTCGTATCTTGACTGATCTCCTCTATATCGTATAGTAGAAAAATCACCTCTGTTAGGATTCACATAATTTGCGCAATCCTGCCATAGATTTTCCCAAGGAGACCGGAACCCTCTTAAAGATTCCTGTTTTGTTATAATCCTAGTAACTAGGTCTGTCATCTATGCTCCTAATAACGTTTTTCTAACAATAGTTGCTTCATCCTCAGCACCTTGACCACTTGTTAATATAGTTTGTCTTCTACCATATCTTTTACCAGCTTGTCTTCGTGCATCAGCAGCAGCAGGTGCGGCATCAGCCGGAGTAGGCGTTGGTGGTGGCGGTGGTGGTGGGGGTGGCGCTTTGGGTTTTGAAAATACTCCTCCCATAGTTATCCTCCTAATACGTTGTATTCACCATCGGCGTAAGTTGGGAGCTTACGGCCTTTGTTAATATTATCCCTTGTTCCCAATGCAAGGTATCGAAACGCGTCAGCAGCATGACTTGTCCAATCATGCAAAGGTTTATCACGATAAACTTTTCTTTTTTCGTCATAATCCTTACGATACTGTCTTAACGCTTCTACTAGTATATTACATCGTTTTTCATCGAAATAACACCTAGGAATTACTGTTCTTGCAGCTTCTATACCATCATCTATTAACACATTCGGGCAGATTGTAAACCTTAATCCTAGTGCATTTGCTACTTCCCATCTAGACTTACCGGTACCCATTTCTCTAACCTTAATATCATGAGGTGCTATATGTTTACCATATAAATAATCCTTTTCTCTAAGCATCTTAATATAATGGGACATGCCTTCTCCTTGATTTTCATAGTAATCTATTATCCGATATTCTTGACCGAATTGTTGAAAGAATATTATACTAGTACTATCACCCATACCTAAGTCCCATGCTGTATGAACCTCTAATCTAGGCTCATATGGAACCTTATTAATTCTTCCGTCTGCTAAAGCTTTAGCCATTAAGCTACCATAATAAGAACCAACTAATGGTGCATCAAAGCTACAATAAAATTCTTGTTGTATTAGTTCATCTGGCATTCCTGCATCTCGTTCTTCTTCAATTGCATCTTGGCCAATAACCTTCGTATCTTCAATCGTAAGTCGTTGACTAAACCATCTTTCGTTTTTAGAAGCCATATTAAACATATCATAGCCATGGTTTCTTCCTCTAGCTGTATAAATAAAAACTGCCCAGCCACCATTTTCTGCAAGGATAGGTCTTATCAGATCCCAGGCACGTGGGTCTTGAAGTGAGTACTCAGAAAAGACAACACCAACAGGATTTGATCCAACTAATCGGTCAACGTTATCAGTTCCTACAACTTGATAGATAGAACCATTTTTAAGTTCTAATCTCATGTCAGTATTATTAACTGCTCCCCATAATGGTTTTGGAAAATGTTCTAAAAATGATTTACCATCTTTA